AACAAGACTACTGACGACGAAACGCAATGCGCAGGAGCGATGATCGTTTATTACAATAATGTGATTTATTTATTTGAAACAGATTATCAGATTGATGAGTGGGCAGCTCAATTTGAGGCGATTGGTTCCGGGAGTCATTATGCTATTGGTGCTATGACTGCTTTATTAAATCTTGGCAATAAGTACTCTGCTGATGAGATTGCAAGAATAGCAATAGAAACCTCCATGAAACACGACCCTAATACGGGTGGTCATGTATTTGTTGAGGAATTATAATGCAAGTTATTAACCGTGACGAGTTAGAGAGACGTCTTGCGAAGGTGGTTGGCAAGGACTTACAGGATGAACTTAAAAAGCTCCTGGACTATCTTGGGGATCCGCCACGACTTGCAAACGTGCCTAACGAATACTGGTCACGGGGTTGGCGAGATATTCAAAAGGACGTCGAGCCGATATTGCTGGATATTTACTTACAGCAAGCTGAGGCGTTGATGACTGACGTTAATATCGGTGTAAGCTGGGATCAGGTTAATCAGCAGGCGAGTAATTGGTCACGCAATCATACTGAGCAAGTGCTGTCAGAGATGTTTAATCGGAGATATGAACATCTCAACGAAACTATACCGAGGTTTTACGAAGAAAACTGGAATATCGGCCAGCTTACGACAGAGCTTGAGCGTTGGTATGACCCTGTGAGAGCGGAGATGATAGCCGTCACGGAAACCACACGGGCAGCCGTTGAGGGGGAGCGTGCTTATGTAGCACAATTACGCAGGGAATACGGCGTTGATCTTGTCCCTGTCTGGAATACCGCAAACGATGAACGGGTTTGTCCGATTTGCGGGCCTAAACACCGTAAAGAGATAACGGATGGTGTCTACCCCCCAGCACATCCACGTTGTAGATGCTGGACGAGCTACACCATTCCAGAGGACGTGAGATCATGATAACGATAAGAATAGAGGGTTTGGAGGACTTAATAAAGAAAATGGACTCCCTTGCTAGTATGCGCAGGGTGAAGGGTGCTATTTTCGAGGCGGCGGAATACCTCAAAGATAAGGTTGCCGACTATCCGCATCATGTGAGTCGTCCCAATCCTCTTATTAGGCTTGACCCAAAGGTAAGGCGAGGGTTCTTCTATCACCTAAATAAAGGCGATATTGAAGTCCCATACCGCAGGGGTTCGTCTCCTGGGAGCGAAAAGCTGGGGCAGTCCTGGAATATCAGCACGAGAAACGCAGGATTTACAGCAATTATAGGAACGGGCGTCAGTTATGCAAAGCTGGTGCAGGAGAGCGCAAACCAAACCAGCTATCACAGACGCACAGGTTGGATCACAACCAAACAGGTTAAGATGATACATGGCAAGCGAGCTATTGATATGATACGAGGCGCATTACACAAAGAGGTGACGAAATGAGTAATGAAAACAGGTTGCGAGTCAAGATACACATCCCTTCTGGGGCGGTAGAACGCAAAGAAAAAGCTGAAAAAAAGATTAAAGGGGATAACGCCTATCATGATACCGGTTGGAGGGTTCTGGGCGTGCCTTATGGAGGGCCGATAAAAGGGCGGGATCTTGACGGCGAGGCGTTCCATGAGGATACAGATGTCTGGCTAAAGACTGGAGATGAAGTTAATCTTACTTATTATCACGGCTACGGGCCTGATGACCCAGAAGAATGGCAGGAAACGCCCGTTGTCATTGGTAGAGCGACTTATACAGGATTTGACAAGCGAGGGCATTGGTTTGAGCCGAGGCTTGACCTTGATGAACCTCTGGCACAAAGATTGATTAAAGCTGACATAGAAGATTTACGAGCGTCAAGCGGTGCGGTTGCGCATTTGGTGCGCATGGGAAAGGGCGGGCTTGTGGACGTATGGCCTGTGGGGGAACTGGCATTGTTTGACACAAACGATTGGCGATTGCCGGCGAATGATTTCGCCGTTATCGAAGCTAAAACTGAGACAGTCACGGAGGCACTCCCGGAGAGCGTTGAGACGCTGGTGGATGCGGTTGGCGACTCGGTGGATGCAAAAAATAATTCAACACAAACTAGCATTCCTGAGGAGGAATACACAACCATGACTGATGAAAAGGTCACGCAAGAGAAGAAAGAAGATGTACAGGAACAGTCTACTGAACAGACTGACGTCTTGGCTGAAGTAAAGGCCTTGATGGAAGATCAGAAGGAACAGCAAAAGAAAGAGCTTGAAGAATTCAAGTTGTCAGTTATTGAAGTACTAAAGAAAGCCGAGCCAGGTGTAGAACGAGGCACTCCGGTTGTTATGAAGGCTGCCAATCTCGGTGATCCAGACCCGATTAAAGATTTCAATAATTGGGTTAGAACGGGTGTGGGCAGAATCAAAAAGCACACCGTTGAAAGGGAGTTGGTAGACGGAAGGGGAGGCACTTACAAGGCTGCCCTTCAGGAGGGTACAGACAGCGAAGGTGGCTATTTAGTCCCTGCCGACTACTTGAACAGGATCATTGAAAAGCGTAGCGAGCAGAACATTCTTGAACAGCTTGGCGTTGAAACATTTACGACCGATCGAGACACGTTTAATTTCCCGGCCGAAGATACGAGCATGACTAAGTTTACGATTGTGTCTGAGGAGGGAGCGGTTTCGGATGCCGAGAATGAACCCGATTTTGCTCAGGTGTCTACGACCCTTTACAAGTTCATGAAAGTTATTAAGATTTCATCTGAGCTTGATGAGGATTACAACACAGGCCTTTCAAATAGGCTGGCAAGCATGATCGGACGAGCTTGGGCTGCAACCGAGAACTATTATGTACAAGTTGGTACAGGTTCATCCCAGCCTCAAGGCGCATTTGTGGGTGGCACGGCTGGATTAACACTTGATAGTGCGTCGGCTATTAGTCCTGACGAAATCCCTGAATTGATTGGGAAATTAAAAACGCCTTACCGTGATAGAGCAGTAATGTTGATGCATCGCACAACCGGCGCTTATCTGTCAGGCTTAACCGGTAACCAGTTCCAGTTCAAGCAACCGCCAGTGTCTCAGACTTGGGCGAATGGTGAGGACTTAGGGATTGGGTATCCTATTATTTTGACAGAGGATGCCGCCGAAATTGGCGCATCAGCAAAGTCCCTGCTGTTTGGTAACTTTGAATTCTATGGATGGGTACGCAACCGTTCATTGCGGATACAGCGTTTAACCGAGCTATATGCAGGCAACGATCAAATCGGTTTGCACGCGAAATTCCGTGCTGGTGGCGCCGTGCTGCAAGCAGAGGCCTTCCAATACGCGACACACCCAACTGCCTAAACTGAGGTAACGACATGGAATACAGAGTCGCTGCAATTCTAACTAACTACAACATGCCAGAACGTACGGACGCGCTGGTGAAGTATATCAGAAAGCACGTCAAGGCCTATCCGGCTGATGTGGTTGTGGTAGACAATGGCAGCGACTTATGTAAACCTTCCCGTTTTACTAATGTTTGGCTAAAGGAAAACATACAGACTACCGGCGGCTGGTTGGCAGGGCTAGCATCACTGAAACAAAAATACTTTGCTTATTGGTTTTTGATCACGTCAGCAGAGTTTATTCCAGAGAAGTCCTTTGACCCGCTAATGCCAATGGTGGCTAAGCTAAAAGATGATCCCCAGGCAGTAGGTATACACAATGCACTTACACAAGACAGTACCACGTCCTGGGGACACCTAATCACACGGGGCGGTATTGGCTGCCGGCCTACATGGATGCTTGACAACATAAGCAGCCTTTACCGCGCCGAGTGGTTTGACTCTATCGGCTGGTTTGACCCTAACCTTATCTATGGATGGGGCGTTGACCTCGAAACTTGCTACCTTGCAAGACAAGAAGAACGCACCTTATGGGTATGTGAGGACGCTAAAGTAAAAAAGGTTACGGATATTGGTTACACGATGGATAGAATGAACATGACCGCTGATGATAGGCGAGTCAAGGCGCGTGAGAACATGATGGATGTGTTTGAGGATAAATACGGTGAGGACTGGCGAGACTTGATGTATGGAAAGGACGTTGATGAGAGTCTTAAATAACGCTTACTTTGCACAAGACGACCCACGCGTAGAAGCCATTAATGGCGAACCGTTACATCCTACTTGGTGGTCAAGGTTCTATGAATATGCCTTTGCTATGCGGTTTATGGATAAGCATGATGTGGTGGCCGATATGGGCTGCGGTTGGATGGGGAGACCATTGACAGCCGAGCTTGCCAGGAACTGCAAAGAGGTTTACGGCATTGATGCTGACCCACGCGTTCAGTGGCTTGAGAATGACCTACCGAACTTGTATTATATCCCCATGGAC